TGGATCAGCCGCGAATCTTGGACCAGTTAGAATTATAAGTTTGAACGCACACTTAACTGGAGCAGATGGTGAAATAACTATTCAAGATGCTACTACTGCAACTGGTGATATTAAAATTCATCTTAAAGGTGGAGCAAATAGTAATGATACTTTAAATTTTAATTTTGGTGGTAATGGAGTTAAATTTGCCACTGCAGCTTATGTAACATTAGCAAATATTGATTCATGCACCATTTATTATGGATAGGAGATTAGATGGTAAATACAACATCTGGCTCTTATGTTTTTGATAAGAACCTTGGTATAGATGAAATTATTGAAGATGCGTACGAACGTATTGGTCTTCAGGGTGTTTCTGGTTATCAATTAAAAACAGCAAAACGATCTTTAAATATTTTATTTTCTGAATGGGGTAATAGAGGACTTCATTTTTGGGAAGTAAAAAATCAAAATGTCAAATTAGTCGAAAATCAATCAGCTTATACTTTTTATCGTTCACCAGCAGATGGCGCGTCTGAAGGTATTCCCACTACATTATCAGCAGGAATAAATGCAAGTGTCACCACAATTGGTGTTGCTTCAGTAACAGGCATGCCGACAACTGGCGGAATTATAACCATTAATAGTGAACAAATTAGATATACAGGAATATCAACTTTAGACTTAACGGGATGTACAAGAGGAGTAAACGGCAGCACGGCCGCTACTCATAGTTCCGGAGATACTGTTACACAGTTTCCAAACGGCATGACAGATATTCAGGAAGCTAATTATAGAATAGTTTCAACAACTGTTGATACTCCAATGACAAAAATTAGTAGATCTCAATATCAAGGATTTTCAAATAAAACGGCTACCGGTACTCCGTCTCAATATTGGGTGCAAAGATTTATAGATAAAGTTACAATGACTTTATATTTAACTCCTGGCGCAGCACAAGATGGAAACCTTATTAATTTTTATTATACAAAACGAATTGATGATGTAGGTGCTTTTACGAACGCAGCTGATGTTCCATATAGATATGTACCTTGTATGGTAGCTGGACTAGCTTTTCTTTTAGCGCAGAAAAATCCAACTACACCACAAAAAGTACAAGAAATGAAAATGTTATATGAAGATGAATTAGCAAGAGCTGAAGCAGAAGATGGTTCTGATGCTTCTACTTATATTTCACCTCAAATATATTATCCGGGGGTTGGTTAATGGCTACATTTTCACAAGGCAAATATGCTCTAGCAATTTCGGATCGTTCTGGTTTAGCATTTCCTTATAACGAAATGGTACGAGAGTGGAATGGAGCATTTGTTCATAGTTCAGAATATGAACCTAAGCAACCACAACTTCAACCTAAGCCGACAAGTGCAGATCCACAGGCATTACGGACAGCACGGCCTGCAAGAACAGAGTTCGGAACTCAGAGTTTTTTAACTAAAAATCCTTTTACAACTTCATCCGATACAACTTTGACTATTTCATTTGAAAATAGTCAGCTGCAAGTTAATGATGTTTTAAGATTTACTTCTGTCAAAGAACCTGTTGGCGGGGTTTCAGTCGCACAGTTACAATTACAAACAACTTTAAATGGAAATATTACAGCTACTGCTACAACAATTACTTTAACCGATGGATCTAATTTTCCTACATCAGGATCTATTATGATTAAAAAAATAGATAGTTCTACCGGATTGTATGCAAATGAAGTTATTACATATACTGGAAGATCATCTAATGATCTAACCGGATGTACGAGGGGAACTTCCGCCGTTTATCGGGGATATACTCCTCCCTCAACAACAGCTGGAACTCATGACTCCGGAGCCACGGTCTATGGGTCTTTTAAAGTTGCTTCTTTGATCGAGACAAGTTATGTTAATGATGCTGGAACAACTGTTACAGAAAAAAATAGTTTTACAATAACACTACCTAGTGCTGCAACAGGCACTGAAAAAGGTGGAGGATTTAATTGTGTTGTGAGTCCTCTTAATATAGAGAGTTTATAATGGCGGGATATACACTTTCAGCATTAGAAGCTGACATTAGAAGTTATACGGAAGTAGATAGTACTGTTTTTAGTGGTGCTACTCTAGGCAGATTTATAGAAAACGCAGAACATAGAATTTTTTATGATGTTCCACTTGATGCATATAGATATGTAGCAGAAGGAACATTGGCAGCTGATGATAATACGGCCTATGCCCGTGGTAAAGGAAGTAAAGGGGCGACTGGAACGGTTTTTGTACGGGGAATAGAGGTATTTAATTCTACAGCCAATACCGAGGGAGCCGGGAACTGGTTGGAGAAAAAGGACCAAACCTACTTAAGCGAATATACTGATAGATTAACCGGCACTAAAGGCGATCAAACAGCCCAAGATGTTACTGGATTTCCTAAGTATTATGCAATGTTTGGAGGGGCAACAGGGACTTCAGACACGACTTCTGGAGGGATATATATAGCTCCTACGCCGGACGCTAATTATTATTTTAGAATGTATTATGATATGGTACCTTTAGGATTAGAAACTAAAACTTCTGGGACTTATGTAAGTCAGTATTTTCCAAGTGGACTTTTATATGCCTGTCTGGTAGAAGCATATGGATATTTAAAAGGTCCACAAGACATGTTGACATTATACGAGAATAAATATAAACAAGAAGTACAAAAATTTGCAGGAGCGCAAATTGGAAGACGAAGACGAGACGATTATACTGATGGAACAGTTAGAATACCTGTTAAGTCACCGTCTCCGTAAATAAGGGGAAAAAATTATGGCAATAGTATCATGTTTAACAAATACTTTCAAAGAAGAGCTTTTACAAGGTCATCATAGCTTTAACGCTTCTGGAGATACTCCAGCAGGTAGTACTTTTAAAATAGCCCTATATTCTAGTAACTCAGCAACTTTGGGAACAACTACAACTGTATGGGCGGCTGCAAGTACTCCGTCTGCAGATCCTACAGATACATACGAAGTTACAACAACAGGTTCAGGATATGCTTCCGGAGGATCAGCTTTAACAAATACTGGAGTTGCAAAATCAACAACAACTTCTTACACAGATTTTTCTGATATCTCCTGGACATCAGCTACTTTCACTGCAAGAGGATGCATGATTTATAATTCATCCACTATTACTGGTTTAACTACAAACGCTTCTGTTTTAGTTATAAATTTTGGAGGAGACAAAACTGTTTCTTCTGGAACTTTCACACTTCAATTTCCAGCTAACGATTCATCCAACGCGATTGTAAGATTAACGTCATCGTAGGGAGACACTCCTTATGGCAGCTACCTGGGGAAATAATAAATGGGGAGCTAATTCTTGGGCTTCCGAAACAGTCTCTACTACACTAACAGGATTTTCAACAACTTCTTCACTTGGAACTGTAGTCGCTTATCCTGAACAAGGATGGGGAAGTGATTATTGGGGAATTGAAAATTGGGGTGAATCAGGCCTCACTGTATCTCTTACAGCTCCTACACCTATAACAGCCAGTCTTGGGGACTTGAAATCTTATCCTGAAACAGGATGGGGTCATGACTCATGGGGAGCAGAACCATGGGGTAATGCTGATGATGAAGATGTAGCTTTAACAGGATTTAGTACAACTGGATATGTTGGGTCTTTAACTGTAACCGACATGTCCGTTGGTCTTACAGGTATTTCATCAACAGCTTCTCTTGGAACTGTATCTCATGAAATGGCTTATGACCTAACTGGAATATCTTCAACCGCTTCTCTCGGGTCTTTAACTGTAACCGACATGTCCATTGGTCTTACAGGTATTTTATCAACAGCTTCTCTTGGAACTGTATCTCATGAAATGGCTTACGATCTAACCGGGATATCTTCGACTGGTTCTCTTGGAAGTGTTACTATTACTTCAGCTCCACTTGTTCTTGTAACAGGTTTTTCAGCAACTGGTTCTCTTGGAACTGTATCTCATGAAATGGCCTATGATCTAACTGGGATATCTTCAACTGCTTCTCTTGGAACTATATCTCATGAAATGGCTTACGACGTAGCTGGAATATCTTCGACTGGTTCTCTTGGGACTATATCTCATGAAATGGCTTATGACCTAGCTGGAATATCTATAACTGGTTCTCTTGGAACTGTATCTCATGAAATGGCTTACGATCTGACTGGAATATCTTCGACTGGTTCTCTTGGATCATTAACTATAGCAGATATGGCTATTGGTTTGACAGGGATTTTATCCACCATGACAATAGGAAATATGGCGCCGACAGGATATACGGACATAGGTATTACAGGAAGCCCGAGCTATACGGACATAGGTATTACAGGAAGCCCGAGCTATAATGATATTGACATTACGAGAAATCCATCTTATACAGACGTTACTATAGCATCGTAGGAGAAAAATATGGCATCGAATTATAATTCATTAGGTTTCAATTTAATGACCACTGGCGAAAACGCCGGTACATGGGGAACCAATACTAATCTAAATTTAAATTATCTGAGAGATACATTTGGTTATATTTCTATCGCAATGACGGCAGATAGAACTTTAACTATACCTGATAACTCTACCGGAACTTATGATGGTAGAGCATTTATTATCGAATTAACAGGAACTCTTGGAGGAACTAGAGTTCTAGATATTGCAGCAACTGCGGGATCAGGATCATCTCCTGGAGGATCAGCGTCTATTTTAAAACCATTTATTGTTTTTGATAACACAACTCACTCAGGAGATACTTTAACTTTTAAAGTAACAGGGGCGACAGGTTTTGCTTTATCAGAGGGTAGAACTTATTTATGTTATCACAATGGAACCGATATTATTAATACAGGTTTAGGATCTGGAGATGTAACTCTCACAGGAACACAAACTTTAACAAACAAAACTTTAACAAGTCCTAAAATTGGAACTTCTATTTTAGATACTGGTGGAAATGAACTAGCTCTTTTAACAGCTACAGGGTCAGCGGTTAATGAAATTACATTAGCTAATGCAGCTACTGGAAATGGCCCAATTATTTCTACAACAGGTGACGATGCAGCTGTTGATTTAAATCTAAATCCCAAAGGAGCGGGAGTACTTAAATCAGGAACAGCAGCAGTTAAAATTGCAGGTAAAGAAACAATGTGGGTTCCTGCTACCGCAATGTATGCATCTACTACTAATGGCGCAGAAGCAACACAAACAGAATTAACAGCTGGAAATCCAGAATT